ATTTACTGATAAAAGAAATAAACAAACCTCAGAAATTTTAAGAAAATTTGTTTAAACAAATCATGAAAGGTCACAAATGAAACACTGGTCATAAAATCTCATTCTCCACCAATCATAAGATTTAAGTCTGTATTCTATCATCTCTTTCTCCAAACAGGACTGAACAAAATAATAAAATTTCTGATAAAACTCATAGCCATGCATAAAAGCAAACCACTGAGCATTTTCTAAATTCTGCTCAAACTCAGCGTTACTTCTCTGCCATGCTATTAAAGACCAAATTGTTTTTTCCGAAATTGCAGGTCTAATTCTATCCTCTACCAAATTGAAAGATCTTTTGAGAAAAGTCAATTCCGAAACTGGTTTCAGCTGAGGTACATTCTTGTCAGCAGAAGTAGCTGTCATGCCAAGTTTCTTAAACTCATCTACAATTTTTTGTCCAATCAAATCAAGATTATCAATCTGAACATCTCGAGAGAAAACTATTAAAACATCATCTCCATAACAGAGAATCTTCAAAGCCTGACAAAAGAAAACTGGAGACTTTCCAAATATCTTGGAAAACACATAATACAAATTGACATTATTAATAATTGAATTTAGCAAAGCTGTACAAGGAGACCCAGAGGGCATTGAACCACAGACATGGTAACAACAGTTATACAGCAAATGCTTGGAATAAATGATAGTATTGATAAGAGCTGTGCCAAAATGGGATGGAGTTCCAGATAGTTCACTCATGATTCTACCTGCTTCTCTAATCATAAATGGACTAAGACTAGCATCAAAAGCAGAGAAATCTAAATCAAGACCAACATCTCCGAATCTTATCATTGTTTTAAATAATTCATCCCACTGTCTATCAGGATCTATGCCAATAGCAACACCTGTATGGAAACCTGGATTCAAATGAAAATAACTAATAGCTGGACCCCAATACATTCGGCACAAAATTGAGTAATCCAGAGGACAAGCATCAATAGCTCTTGTTTTTGATTCCAACACTTTCTCTAATGGTCTCAATTCATCTTTTGGACAGGTTGTAAAAACAACATCCAAATCAGAACAATTTTCCATCATGACAGTATTGAATAAGATTCTCTGAGCCAATCTTGGATGAACTCCCAGCAATAAACCATTTTCATCCAACCAAATTAAATCTCTTTTGGTCAACTTCTCCTGGACATAAGGAAATCCAGGAGATGAATCCATGTTGATAGCATCAATTCCTGGGGCCCCTGTAATGGCCATATCAAGATCTAAAAAATCATCAACTAACTGAGTCTTACCCACTATTTTATTTTGATAAAAAATTGAAGCCTCTTTATAATCCTCTGGTTCTTCTACAATAGGTAATGAATACTTAGATAACATCACAGCCATTGGATCAATTTCAGCTTTAGAAAAGGGCATAGCTGCAGGAAAATTAATCATGGTTTTATCAATGTGATGATAAATGGGACTCTTTCTAAAAAGCGTTTTGGAGACCACATTCATTGAACACTGAGTAAACTCCACTTTCATAATTCTCTGACTTTCAATTTTCTTATCAATATTTTGGAACATTTCTTGAGTAACCAATTTTGCAACAAGAATTGAATTTCCTCCAGCAACATGGATGCCCAAGATTGCATTCTGTATAGATTGATTCGATGAAACCAAGGCCCCACCACACATTCCAGGAAGACCTTCGCCTTTTCCTCTCCATGCCTGATCCACAGTTAAATCAACTGTTGTACCATCATTTTTCTTATGAACATAAGTAGCTTTCTCTTCCATCTTTAGTGGGCCCTCAGAAATTAACATAGGGGTTCCATTTACAGTTGTCACTAATGTTGCCAGGCGATTCAAAGCTCTAGGCACATCCCCTTTCTTAATAAAATGCTGAGTAATATCTCTAAACTTAGGAATTGTAGGAACCTTCATCAGAACAACATCCTGGAATCCCACATCCAAAGATTGAATAACAACATTACCAGCTGAAATTGAATAGTAAGTTCCACCTCTATTAAAATAAAACTCCATCATTTCATAATCTTTCTCAAATTTATAAGCATGGGAAGGCACAAGCAGCCAATCATCTTTCACTCCCAAGGCATTCATAACCCATCTCACACATCCATTCTTCTCTCCAACTCCAAACTGAACCAAGTTCTTCCTAACCAGTCCTGCTATTTCCAAAGTTGACTGAGATTCTACTGGATCTGCATCTAATTTAATCACTTGCTTGGGCTTAGTTACACCATGATATACCCCTTCAGCTGGGATTGGTTCCTCCTCTTTGCGGGAGAAATGCTTATACACAAACCATCCTCCAACGAGCACTCCAAGAATGCCAACTGCAGCTCCCACAGCAACCCACTTGTGATTAGTAACAGATTGGAAAAAGCCAGATAATTTAGAGTTCGATGGTTCACCAGATGGAAAAGACTGGAAAAACTCAGCTACTGCACTATCATTATCATCATCTGAAATTCCCTGAGACCACAACTCCATGAATTCAGTCATGTTTTGTTTTCTAATTTCAACTGTCATGACTAAAGAACTGAGCAAATCCATCAATGAAACATTATGTCCATCCATTATCAAATCAACACAAGACATATCTTTGATTGCATCATTTGTTTTAGCTAAATTAACATTCAACATATCATTGTGAGGATTTTTGAAAAATGAAGCAGGTTTAACTTCAACCTTGAAATGGAGTCTGCGGTCAATTGCTTCCTTAACATAAACTGTTTTTGGACTTGGATTTGACCAATTTGAAGTTGCTATTATAAAAGGAGAAGAAAAATGCCTACCCTTCTCCTCAAGAGAGGCCATGTTTAATCTCATTGGACATCCTGACACTAACTGACAAAAATCTGACCAATCCTCATCTGTTGTGTTTTGGCCAATATCATCAATGATGCAAACTAATTGTCCACTATATCCATCCCAGTAATCTGAAGCCACAGGTTTAGTATAGATATTCTTTTCAGGCTCAACACCATAATGTTTACAAATTTTGGTTGCCAATGCAATTGATGTTAAGCTCTTTCCTCCCCCTCTTTTGCCATATAAATAACAAACAACTGGCTCACATCTCGTTACCATTGCCTGATTTATAGATCCAAGGTTTTTAAGTTTCTGATGAACTCTTGCTATACAATCTCTCAAAGGTGACAAATGAACCATTAAATTTGGATCAACCTGAGCCATTGAATGAACAGTTCTCAATTTTTGTATCAAGTCAACCCCTTTCTGATACTGTTCAAATTTTTCCACATCTTGGATTTGCAAAATGCAAAATTCATCGGCTTCCTCAATGGCTTTCTCTATTTTTTGTTGGTTATCTTTAAGAATATTTAAAATGTCCTTCTTCTTGCCATAATTCACTTCATAAAAGTCCTTTAATTTTGTATAAAGCCAATAAATTGCATCCTTGAAGTTTTTAAAAATGGTGATCCCAGAACAAATATCTCTTAACCAGTTGGAAAAACTCTGAGTCCTTAACTCCATCATTCTGGAGTCCATTTGCCAATTAAAGACTGTTTCCAGCATTTTGGAAAAAACTTTGCCACATGAAATAACTGAACAACCAATATCTGCATAATTCATGACTCTCAACAAACCAATTATGTGAGAATGTTCATCCTGATTCAATTGTTGTATTACATAAAGCAAAATTCCACTCTTAACAAAACAGAGCACAGTGTTTATAATTTCAACAGTCACAGAATGATGAAATCCAAACATCATAGATTTTAAAGTTCCAGCAATAGAATCTAAGAAAGTTCTACACTCTGCTATTAATCCAACACCTTGTTCTTTAATTTCCTGAACTCCAGACAATCCAAGCATTCTATCTGCTAAATTAATTTTCTTTGGATTTAACCAATGCAGCAAGAAACACAAATCCGTTTCAGACATGTTAGGAAAATCCTTAGAATTGGCAGCAATTTCTTCAAGATCCAACATCCCATGTGGGAAATTCACTTTGGACCAATATTTGTTACTTGTAAACTTTTCAATCAATGAAACAATCTTGTCATCCTTCATTTCTGTCCATTTCTCATCATTCAATCTAATCAGTCTCCCAGTAAGAACCCCAGCATCCATTTCAAGAGTCCACACACTTCTGCCTGCGGCCAAAGAGAATCCAAACCTCCTTAAAGCTCTAGTATCAGCAGTCACACCTCTCCAGGAAAACTTCATTATTTCATGCTCCTCAGTATAAAAAAGAGAAATTTTGGCTTGTGAAAACAGTCCCTTCATTTTCCTAGGGGGTGGAAGTACTTCATTTGACAATTCTTCCTGAGCATACTTGAGTCTTTGTTTCCCAACTTCTAATCTCAGTTCTTTATATGGCTTCCTGCATTCTATATGACTCTCAAATCTTTTATCTTCCTCTGATCTAGGATCATCCACTGATGACTCCAAGTCTCCAGCTGCAATTCTGCTCATCATTGATTCAGTGGATAACATGGCATTTGAGTTCAATGGAGCTCTGGGAAAATAAAACTCTGATTGTTCTGTGACAGACAAATAACAACTAAAAGACAAGTATTCATCAGAATGATTGTAATTTGCAATCTGAATAGAAACCAATCCAAATGTAGAATCTGTCTTGTCACCCAAACCATCCAGTGCTCCAGACACAGCATATAAATAAGAATACCATGGTAATCTAATCTGAATGTTCCCTGTTCTCCTTGTGTTAAATCTGACAGCTCCAAGAGCAGTTTTGTAGTCAATAGACAAAGCTGACTCCTTCTCTACCCAAGGAGTATCAACGGCAAGACCTACTGGAGTGAACCAGGCCATGCCATCTACATCAGTTGCTCCTGTAATAATAATTGTCAGATCTAAAGGCCCTCTATACAACTGAAACAAGTTGAAAAACCACCTCAGTGTTGATGGCAAACCATGAGGAGGATTAGAGGTTGAAGACAAGGTTATAGGAAATGTGTACTCTTTATTATTTGAATTGAATGTAAAAGTGCACAAGAAATGAGACCTTCCCATAAACTTGTAGATGGACATATGATCTGATGTATGTCTGGATTCTCCAGGTTTCAATTCAGGAAATGTCTCAGGTACTTTCTTTGCTAAAACTGGATCCTCAATTGTTGTGATAGCTCCCACAGGTGCTTGTACTCCTGAAACATCCATTTTCCCTCTGTTAGCTTTTCCTTTCAAATCTTTCATGGTTGTTATACCAACTTGGGGATCTGGAACATTCTGTTCTGTAGAAACTGTTGTTGAAAAACCTCCAGAATCATCTCCAACTTGTGTAGTAACATCCATAGCATGATAAAGAGGAGCAAAACATTCCAAGTTAATTGCTGAAAGATAAACATTCACTCTGACATGGGAAGCAACGTTAGAAGGAGAGGTCAATCTGTTATAACAATACACAATAAGCTTCCCAATGGCAGTGTACTCACCTTTCTGATGTGCTGACTTTGTATACCTGTTCACTCTGTAAGGAGTGTCAGAAATCCAGGGAACACGAAATCTCAAAGTTGACTGCACTCCTGTAATATCCATTACTGCACAAGGAGCAGTAGTTGCTTGCTTTAATGTGATTCCAGAAACATCTATTAGCTCATTGCCAGGAACAAAACAAAACAGTAATCTACCTGAATGATATTTGGTGGGAAAAACTTGAAAATCAAAGACAAGATCTCCTCTCCAAAAACAAAACATCTGACAAATAGAAGCCAAAGCAGTTATACATTTTTGGTCAGGATTCGTATTTGTCATTTGGAAAAAATATGGGTCAACTGGAATAACTTTAATTTGTTGACCAACTGAGTCTGAAGCATTAAATGGAAACTGAGCAGCCAAAGTTGGAATAGATGTCCAAGTAGTAAAATGAGTAATTTTGATCCCACCACCCTGGGACGGATCAGATTTCCAATCTTCCTGATCCAAAGCAAAAGACATCTTTGCTCTTGCATCTTCATAATTTGACAGATTCACCACATTCTCAGTAGTACTGACCCTAAATTCATTTCTCATCATTTGTGTAGAAAGAGGAGTTAATCCATGCAACTCCAAATCTGTAAATCTAGCTAAAACATTGAGTGAAGTATAAGCTGAAGTTCCTGTCCCAATATTTAATTCTGACCAAACTCTAATTGTCAATTCCCAAACTGGGTATTGTGGATCTTTAAAGTGGTAAGCACCTCTTGTGTAAATAAATGGAACCTTTATTCTAACCACATTGTTAATATTGCAATTTAACAAACCATGAGGATAAACAGTCAATGATGCTATAGAACCATAGCTCTGGTCACCAGGAACCATAGCACAGATCAATCCCCCCTGTTGGAAAGGTGTAGGGTTTATCTGAACTTGAATTTCAATGCCAAATCTTGCATATGTATGGTATCTCAACAACCCTTGAACAGCAAACTGCTCATTGTATAATAATTTCACCACATCCAATTTTGCAACTTCATGGAAAAGAGCATGTGTAGTAAGCCAATCTGCAGAATGAATCAAGAAAAATTTCTCTCCCTGAGTCTTCTTTGAACCGGGTTTATCAACAGAGGTTCTCAAAGGTTCAACCTGGTGTGATCCAACCTCAGCTGTATGAACTGAAGATTGATCCACAGAAGTAAAATAAGAAGCACCAGTCACTGCAGTCCTATCAACTGATTGAATCATTTGCTCTTCCTCAATGTCTGCCAAAGACAGGATGTGGTCAAGACCACTCCCAACAGTCTGGAAAATACCTTGTCTAGACATGTTCATTATTATTTAAGAATGAGGAAAAACCTAAATGCCCCTGAGTACCTCAGAGGCAAACACCACATAAGGCCCCAAAGAACAGTCCAGCTGTCAATGGAGGGATCCCCTCTCACAGAATCCCATTTAAGGCCAAATGATGTTTGCCCTAAGCACAGAGAGGTCTGGAATTAAGCCTAAAGACAGCCCTGACAGTCAATCCACTCAATGCATCCACTGGATGAGAGTCAGTCCTCCGGCGTTGAATGGTTTTTGTCTTAACAACTCACCAATATCCGCCGCTGTTACCCTATCCAAGGCATCTCTTCATAGAAGTATTAGCCTAAGAGGTTTCACCCGTAGCCTACCCCTTGTGGAAGATCAAAGAGATTCATGAAAGCCAAGTTAACACTGCAAGGTGACGTTCCAAACATCTGTGTCCCCAATTTAGACTCCTACAGCTCCATGCTAATCATGGAGTTGACCCCGCCGGGCGCAACGGCCAGAGCCTAGGGCAAGGGGAGAGCCCTGGAAGAAAGAAGACAGAAAGCGTGAAAAATGAGTGTTCTTATAGAGAAACAGATTTAAGAACCCTGAACCTGCAGGAATTAATATTTACAAGCAAAACAAAGGGAATAGGAAAGGGAAAAGGGAAAGGGAAAATTTAGCCTATAGCCTAGGCAAACGGCGGTGAGGTATCAAGTCCCCTCACCATGGACTTCCAAGAGGGACTCCGGAAATTCCCGGAGACCCCTCTTGAA